CAGTAGGGTAGGAACTATCCGAATTTACGCCTGTGGAGATAGTAGGTTACGAGGTTGAGGAAGCAGGAAAATAATGAAGTGATTCAGAAGCACGTGACTTTAGTCATGTGAGGTTCACGAATTAATTCAGGAAGGATACTAAATTAATATGAGTTTGAGGCATGTTGGCATTGTAGTTAAAGATTTAGATAGTATGTTAGAATTTTATAAATTATTGGGTTTTACGGAGATTATTAATGATGAAAACCTTAATGGTAGTTTAATAGATGATTTAGTTGGTATATCTGGTATAGATTTAAGAATTGTAAAACTTAAATCTAAAGATGATCATTCTATAATAGAGTTACTTCAGTATGAAGATATAAGACCAACTTTAAAGAAGAAAAATCTATACGATTTAGGACTATCTCATTTGGCAATTGAGGTTGATAATATTGATGAAATTTATGAGAAATTGAAATCTATTGGAATAAATTTTAATTCTCCTCCTTTACTAACAAAAGATAATGTGAGGGTTTGTTTTTGTAGAGATATTGAGGGAAATTGGGTTGAGTTGGTGGAGAATTTGCCAGTAAAAAAGAATAAATATTTGGATGTAGTGTATGATGAAAAAAGTCATCCTCCCTCCTCCTATCCGCAAGAATTAATAAATTACCTTATAAAGCGATTTGACATTAAGAAAGGCTCTAAAATTCTCGATGCGGGTTGTGGTAGGGGTGATTTCTCTGAGGCTTTTCGGAATGTGGGGATGGATGTTGTAGGAATTGATTTAAACAATAATGGTAATTTAAGTGTTTATGAAGTAGATTTTGAAAAAGATAGGTTTCCATTTGAAGATAATACATTTGATTATGTGATATCAAAAAGTGTATTAGAGCATTTGAATTCGCCAGATTTATATGTTGGTCAAATTTATAGGGTATTAAAACCAAACGGGAAATTTATATTAATGACCCCTGAATGGGATTCTTGTAGGTATCTTTTTTGGGATGATTATACTCACAAACAGCCTTACAGGTTGAATACGGTAAGAGATTTGTTGTTGATACATAATTTTCGAGATATAGAAGTGCAAAGTTTTATTCAGTTGCCTTGTGTATGGAAATATTCATTTTTGAAATATGTTTGTAAATTTTTGCAAGTATTTGGTGCGCCTAAGAAGATAGTAAAAAATAAGTTTTTGAGGTGGAGTCGGGAAACTATAATATTAAGTAAATCTATTAAAAAATAAATAATTTAATAATATATTATTAGGAGTGATTATTTGGATGGATTAAAAAAATGTAAAAGTGGAATTTATCAAAAAGGAATTTGATTAATAATAAAATATATATAGGTAGTAAAGGAGCGTTTTAATGAATAAGGGGAACGTGCTTTTTGTACAACACGATTTATTTCAGGATGATGTTTGGTTCCCCCTAGGGGTTTCTTATCTTTGCAGTTCATTAAGGCAATATGGGGTAAATATTTCTATATATGATATGGCTTTGAATCATTTTACCAATGAAGAGTTGGCACAATATTTAGATGATAATAAGTTTGATTTAATTTGTTTATCTTTCTTGGCGGCGAGATTTAAAGAAACAATAGAACCACTTTGTAAGGTTATAAATGAACATAAGAAAGATTCCTGGTTAGTGGTTGGGGGGCATGGTGCAAGTCCTTTGCCTGAGTATATCATAAATACAACTAATGCGAATATTGCTTGTATTGGCGAAGGGGAAGAAACTCTCCCTGAGATACTGAATTGTAAATTGTATGGCAATGATTTAGATAAAGTTAAAGGTATTGCTTATAAAAAAAATAATCATATCTTTTTTACACAACCAAGAAATCCTATTAAAAACTTAGATTTAATCCCGTATCCATCATGGGAAAATTTTGATATGCTCAAATATACCACTAACATAAAACTTGCTGGTATGGACGAATCTGACAAATGTTTTCCTGTGATTTCAACGAGAGGCTGTATAAACCATTGTTCGTTTTGCTATAGGATGCATAAAGGAATTCGAGTTAGAGACATAAATGATGTAGTATCTGAAATAAAAATTTTACATGATTTATGGGGAGTAAGTTTTATATTTTTCTTTGATGAGTTATTTTTATATAATAGACAACGCGTATTTGATTTTATTAATGCATTACAAAAACAAAAATTAAATATTAAATATTCTATTAATTGTAGGGTCGATATATTTTCAGAAAAAATTGCTCAGGCACTTAAAGATTCTGGTTGTATGATGGTAAATATTGGGTTTGAAAGTACTGACCAAAAAACTCTTGACTTGATGGGAAAGCATGTGAAAGTAGAACAAAATTATGCGGCAGCAGAAATATGTCATAAAATTGGGCTAGGAATGGGGCTGAATACACTTTTCGGACTTCCAGGGGATACCATTGAAATTTTACATAGGAATAAACAGTTTATCATGGACTATAATCTCTATGATCAATGTAGAATTATTAAGCCCGTTACACCATTTCCGGGTACAAAATTATTAACTCTTGCTGTTGAAAAGGGATTTATTCAAAAAGAAGAAGAGTTTTTTGATAGATTTGTGAATTCTGATTTACGAATGTTTGATTATTGTAATATTCCTGATAAAGAATTTTATCAGGCAATGTTGAAAGTAAATTCAGAGTTAATTATTGACCATTATAAACACACAAACAACGATATGGTAAAAGCAAATGAATTAATTCAAAATCTTAAAGATTTATATAGTGGTAAAAATGTTCGTTTTAGAGGTGTAAGATCAGATACCACTAACGCCGATAAGCGCAAAATTATAAGAACGAAAGGATAATCTATGAACGAAACAGATATAACAATACAAGGATACAATGAATTTTACAATAAAAATATGGAAGTTTTAAAAGAAAAACATCCTCATATCTACAATAAAATTAAAGCATATGAAGATGGCACATATAAATCGAAAGTAACCGATTTATATAATTCTATTTGTTTAGTACATGATGATAATGGTAAGGTTTTAAACGTGGTAATAAGTAAAAATAAAGAAAATTATCTGGTTTGCGATCATAATAATCCAATAAAACAATCTAAACAATGGGTAGATATATCAATTGATGAAACAAATAAGGTTGAGTTAATTTTTGGAATAGGGATGGCACATCATATTGAACTAATCCTAGAAAAATATCCTAAAAAGAGAATATTTATAATAGAACCAAGCGTTGAATTATTTATATATTTAATATCATCTCGCGATATGACAAAAATATTTGATAAGGTTTGGATGCTTTTAGAAGAAGATTTCGATATTTTTATGAAGAATTTTCTTGTTTTATATTGGGATGCTCGCAATAAGGGTACATTTAAACTTCAAGCAATTAACCTTTATAGTATAGTATTTGATACGGTTTGGAATGAATTTAAGGAAAAATTAAGAAAACAAATTAATTCTTTAACGGTTGATACTGCCACTAGAAAAATGAAAACTCAATTATGGCTTACTAATTATATTGCAAATATAAAAAATATGAAATATGCTTCTAACGCTAATGGGTTTTTGGGAAAATTTAAAAATGTGCCGGCAATATTGGTATCTGCTGGCCCTTGTCTTGAAAAAAATATAGATTTGCTAGAAGGTATTAAAGATAAATGCTTAATGTTATCAGCTAGCTCTGCAAGACTTTCAATGAAAAAACATAATGTTTCTCCACATATGTTTATGACAGTTGATGCTAGTGATGGGGAAACTGCAATAGTTGAAAATGTTGATACTGACGATAATGAATATATGATTTATTCTAATCAATTAACTCCAAAATCATTGGAGATATATGATGGTAAAAAAATATTTATCAATTATAATAGTGATTTTTACACCACTCATTTTCTCGCATGGGCAAGAAGGAATTATGGTTTAATAATGTCTGCGCCTTCTGTAGCTAATACTTGTTTTGATTTTTTATATAAATTGGGTTGTAATCCTATCATATTTGTAGGCCAAGATTTAGCATTTACGAATAATAGGCAATATGCGGGTAATCTTTCGCATGGCATGAATGCGCCAGAGCAAGAGTTTAAAAATGCAGGATATCCTTTAGTTGAAGACATATATGGAAACCAGGTATATACTATGCCCTCTTTTCTGTCTATGAGAACTTGTTTTGAGGATCAGATTAAACGGGCCAAATTAGCAAATCCTGATTTGGAAGTTATTAATTGTACCGAGGGTGGCTTAAATATTGAAGGGGCTAGAAACGAAAAGTTAGAAGATGTAATCAAGGAGTTTGAAGATAATAACGTTATTAGTTTAATTGATGAATTGTATCAGGCCAATATGTTTGATGATTTTACTGATAAGATATTAGAATTTAATAAGTTTTTAGTTACTGAACTTGATGGATTGAAAAAATTAACCGAAGATCAGAACAAAGCTTTAGATAAAGTAAAGAAATTTAGAATCAAAACTCAAAAAGATAAGGATAAATTTGATAAGTTAATTAAAGCAGCGGATTATATGAGCAAGGTGCGCGAAGGTACTTTTATTTATAAGTTACTTATTTCGCCGTTGTTGCAGGTTGATTTGTTTCAGATGGGGATACAGTTTGTTAAAGAAAATGAGCATGAGAAAAATTTTGAGAAAAAGCGAAAGGTTTACGTGGAGACACTGAAACAGCAAATTAAAATGATCGAGGAGAAAATTGATTGGGTTAGAGAATTGCTCAAGAGTTAGACCATAAATGTATATACAATATATTTTACGAAAGGAGCAAATTTATCTTTGCTCTTTTTATTATGAATAAATTGAAGGAATGGTGAATTTATGCCAAGAGGAAAACTAAGAAACAATAATATAAGAAAAAGGGCGCAGGTGACTTCAATAACGTGTCCAATTTGCGCAGAGACGAAAAAATCTAGTGAATTTTATGCCTCGGCAAGCGTTTTTCATGCCGGTACAGGAAAAGTTCCATATTGCAAAACTTGTCTTTCTATTATGTCTCTTGATGATAATGGCAATATTGATGTGGATAAATTTAAAAAAGTTTTAAAAGAAATAGATAAACCGTATATTCATGATTTACTTCAATCGGCTTATAACGAGGCTAAAAACAGTGGAATAAACAATAATGAAGCGTCTGTACTTGGATTTTACTATAAAACAGTTAATTCACTTCCTCAATATAAAGGATTTTGTTGGGCCGATTCTATTTTTGAACCCGATATTGAAAATGACAAGGCGGATTCTTCTTTTAAGGTAACGGATAAATTAATTGATAAATGGGGTGCAGGATATACCAATGAAGAATATTATTATTTTGAAAAAAAATGGAAGAAACTTATAGATAATTATGGCGAAAAGACCTCATTCCATATTGAAGCATTAATTACCTATATTCGTTTTAGAGTTAAGGAAGAATTAGCAACTGCTAGTGGAGATCTTCGTGCGGCAAAAGAATGGGGTACAATGGCTAAAGATGCTGCTACGGCGGCAAAAATTAATGTTTCTCAGTTATCTAAGTCTGATATTAGTGGTGGAGTTGAATTACTTCCTCAATTATTTGAAGTAGCCGAATCTAAGGTTGGTATTATTCCTACATTGCCTAAATTAAAAGAACAACCATATGATGATGCGGATATGATTATTTGGTCTAATATAAATTATTTGCGTATGTTAGAAGGCAAATCAAGAATCGAATATCGAGATATTTGGAATTTTTATGACCAAATGCTTGAAGAATATTATAGGCAACGTGGTTTTTCAAATGAAAAAATAGAAGAGGAAAAGAGAAAAAGAAATAATGTTTTTAGAGATTTAAGTGAAATTTATATAGAACCAGAATATAAGGATAGTGATTCATAGTAATGGTACATTATAATAATTTTGAAACAAAAAATAAAAAATATGAAAAAGATAGATATGATATTTATGAACCTGAATTTGAAACGCCTCTTAAGCATTCTGATTATAATGTAACTGTAATTAATAAGCATTTAAGTAAATTTGTTGAATTATGTTCATTTTTAAGATGGATGCCTGATATTTTTTGGGATATGTATAAACCTGAATATGGCGGTTTAACATTTGATTTAGACCAAAGAGTAATGATTCGTTTATTGGCAAGATTTCCTGAAAATTATTTTTGTGCGCCAAGGGGAACAAGTAAGACGCTAATTCACGTAATGAACGATTATCATGCGGCATGTTGTTATCCAGGTATTAATTTTTCTATTACGGCTTCAACAAAAGAAAGTTCAGTTAAGATATGGAAAGATAAACATGAAGAAATATTAAAATTTTATCCTTCCTTTGCTGATAATATTAGATCTGCTAATTTTTCTAAAGATAGCGGAAGGGTTGAATTTGTGAATGGTAGCGTGATAGACAATCTTGCCAACTCGCCCCAAAGTAAAGGTTTGAGGAGGCACAGAGGGGGACTTGAGGAAAGCGCGTTAATAGATAAAGATACTTATGATGATTGTATCGAGCCTATTTTTAATATTGGACGTACAACTATGGGAGGAACAATAGATCCCCAAGAATTAAATGGGCAAATTAGTAGATATAGCACATCGGGTTATAAAAATAGTGACGAATATGAAAAAATAATAGCGGTTGCAAAGGACATGATAAATTTAAATGGATCTTTTGTATATGGTTCTGATTGGTTTATTCCAGTTCACTTTGGGAGACAGAAAATATCAGTAATTGATAAGGCAAGAAAAAATAATATTATAAGGTTTAGGCAAAATTATCTCTGTCTTTGGAGTGGTAACAGAGACAATTCTTTAATTAATATAAGTAAATTAATAAAAGCAAGAGTTGTAACCTTTCCTGAAATGCAATGTTCAAAAGATAAAAGAGGAAATTTAGACCTATGTGAATATGTTATTGGTGTTGATGTAGCTAGGTCATTTTCAGAAAGCAATAATAAGACATCAATAGTTGTTTTAAAGATTATTAGAAATAATAGTGGTTCTATTAGACAAGTTCAGTTGCACAATATTATAAACCCTCCCAACGGATTAAATTTTGAGGAACAATCAATAATTGTAAAAAGAGTTTTTTATAAATATGGTGGTAATTTAGATTTAATAAAATCAAGAGTAAAGGCCGTTGTCGTTGACGGAACTAATTTGGGCCAAGCCCTAGTTGAAAAATTACTTGAGGACGTTACTGATTTTGAAAATAATGAGGAATATGGAGCTTGGGATACTATTAATACAGAAGATAAACCAAAATCAAAAGATGCTCCTCCGATATTATATGTTATAAAGGCACAAGGAATAAATGCTGACGTAATAAGGACTTTTATAGACTATGTTGAATCCAATAAGTTAAAATTAATTAAACCTTTTGAAGATATAAAAGATAGTTTGCCAAAAAATTTAAGTCAGGAAGAATTGTTAGATATGGAAGTTGCTTGTGCTCAAGTTCAGTTATTGATTGATGAAGTTGCAAATTTAAAACTTAAAAAAACACAGACTTCTATAACAGTTGATCCAGTTATAAAAAATTTAGATAAAGACCGCTATTCGGCTCTTTCTTATGCCCTTTATTATATTGCATTATTTATGGATAAAGAAGAGGAAGAAGAGCAGCAAGACACCGACTTCTCTAAACTTTTTGTCCACGGCCAACGCCGATGATTACAAATATAAAAATGAATGAAAGGAGATGATACCGCGCAATATGGCAAATGAACAGACTTCCTCCTCCCCCACTCCCATTTCTGAGACTGAAGTAAAGTCTGAGTTTTTGAAAGCTTTTCAAATATTTTCAGACAAATTATTTAAAGAGTTTTCAAATCAGTATGTCCAAAATCAGCCTCCAGTACTAGTATACGATTTTAATGCTTTCAATAAAGCTACGAGCAATCGAACTTTTGATTCTATTGGGAAAAAAGATACTAAAGAACGGACAAGAAGTTATTTAGCCAAACCTGAAAAGTATGAAAAACAAATAAGAGAAGTTTCGATTTATTTATATAATTCTGTCCAAGAATATAAGCATTTAGTAGATTATATGTCAAAAATGCTCACTCATGATTATATATTAATTCCTGATAATTTAAGCAAAGATTTTAATGATAAAAAGATACTTAATAGTTTCTGGAAAACTCTTGAATTTATTGAAAACTACAATGTTAAAAGTAAATTAAGCTCAATAGAATCTATTTTAGTTAGAGAAGATTTTTATTTTGGTTATGAGCGTTCCGATGGGAACAATTATATTTGGCAAAGATTGCCAAGTGATTATTGCCGTATCCTTGGATTTGATGAATATGGCACAATTATGGTCGAGTTTGATTTTTCATATTTTAACAAGCGCGGAGCTTTATCGTTAGAGAATTTTGACAGTGAATTTGCTATTAAGTATGAAATATATAAAGAAAACAGCAGTAAGCGTTGGCAGCAATTAGGAGATAATGCGATTTGTTTTAAACTCGATACTTCTGTATTGTATGGCCTTCCTTATTTTTCAGGTATATTTACTGACCTTATGGGGCTGGAGGACTATAAAGACGATCAGGAAGATTCTAATAGAGCTAATAATTATAAATTAGTTGCTTTAGAAATACCTATTAACGAAAAAGACGGTAAGGCTAATCAATATTTAGTTACTCTAGACCATGTTGCAAACTTTGTTTCTAATGCGGCTCGTAATACGCCCTCAAAAGTTGGAATATTTGCATTTCCTGGTAAGGCCCAAGCATTAAATTTAAATAATTCAAATTCTCATTTTGAAGAAAATATGGTTGCTAAAGCACAAAACGATTTAATGACCTCTGCTGGTGTATCAAAATTGCTTGGAAATAGCGAAAAGACAAGTATTGGCGTAGAGCGTAGTATTCAAGATGATGAGGCTGTAATGTTTAGTTTATTACGGCAATATGAATTGTGGTTTAAGAAACGGTTGAGGATGTTTAGTAAACGAAATATATGGAAATTGATTCTGCCGGATATAAGTGTGTTTAATAGAGATAAAGTCTTTGATAGATATTTGAAATCTGGCAACTATGGTTTCCCTTTAAAATTCTTTATTACGGCATGTTTAAATGTATCTCAAGGTGGTCTTCTTGGATTAGCGGCATTAGAAGAACAATTAGGTTTGATGGATTTATTTAAGGTATTACCTTCGAGTGCTACAACACCAGGGAATAGCGGTACAGAAAGCGGTAGACCAGAGAAGGCCAAAGAAGATAAGGCTGATACTACACAGATAGGAGAGGATTTAGAAACTGACGAAAATAAAATTGTATAGTTAAGGAGGTGACTTAGATTATTGAATGAAAAAGTTTTGCATGGTTATTTTGAGTCCATAGAACCTTATAACTCTTCTTTTCGGAAGGTAACGATCAGGGTGTTCGCCTTCGGAAAAAATCAAAAGTTTTCAAACATAACCCCCCAATCTTTTGAACTAGCACAAAACACAATATATTCTATACCACTGGTTGCTAAATATATTGAAGATGTAGAGGATAAGTATGGATTTGATGGCGATTTGTCGGGGCACAATGTAAAGTTGCGTAAAGTTGAAACTTCTGATGGTAAAACATCATGGGAGATTTATCAAGATACGACTCCTCTGGGAGTTGTTCCGGCTGATGCAGAAATCTATTTTGAAGATATAAATGAAGGAACGGAAGAAGAACCTGATATAAAAACTTATATTGTAGCAAAAGGTTGTTTGCTATGGATGAGATATGATGCTGCTAAGAAAATTGAGGAATGGCTTAGTAATGGAATAAAACCGAAAATATCGATGGAAATCGGGAATATTCAAGGTGAAATTATTGATAATTATTTTACGGTAAATAGTTTTGAATTTGAAGCGATTTGTGTGATTGGTTCAGATAAGACTCCTGCGTTTAAATCAGCCGAAATTACTAATTTTTCAAAAGAGAATTTTGAAAAAATGTATTCGGAAATGCTTAAAGAACTAAAAGAACTCACAGAAAATGAACTAAACTTCATCAAAAAAGAAGACATAGGCACTGGCGACAAAATTAGCATTAGCCTAACCAAAGAAGACGCTTACGAAGGTTCCTGGGGAGATGTTGATAAGACAGCCTTGAGAAACAAATTGCTCAAAGCTAAAAATTATAAATCATTAGTTTCTAAAACTTATTTAATGGTTAAGGATGGGTGGGAAGATTCTCCCTCCTCACTATTAAAATATCCTGTTTGCAAGGTATCTACAATCGATGGTGTTGAAACTCTTGTATTGGCAGTTAAGGGATGTCAGTCTGCACTTTCTTATCTCGAAAAGAATACGGATGACCCTGATTATTCCAAGGCAAAAGCCAAATTGAAGAAATACTATAATATTTTGGACTTATCTACAGA